TGACGATTTGGAGAAATTGTTCCAAAATGGTTGGGAAAGTGACCCAATCAACAAGATAAGAGTACATGGGAAAGTGGAGCAGACTACAAAAATATCCGATCCAGACAGACTGGCACAAGAAGTTGTGACAAGATCGATATTGGCATCAGCTTATGCTATGGCATGCATTTTCTCACCAATGTTCCAGGAGTTGAAGAAAAGGTTTAAACAGATGCTCAATGACAAAGTGGCATATGTCGATGGGCAAACGCCAATGCAGATGGCGACGCTGTTCAATTCAAAAACCAAAGTCGTCAATCTAGTGGAGAGTGACTTGTCTAAGCAAGACAGGCAAACGGATCATGATATAATCGACATAGAATTTGCTTTATACAGATTGTTGGGAGCTGAGGAAAGTGCACTGCAATTGTACAAGAACTGTCACAACCAGTGGTTCTGGAAGGGCCACGGTATCAAAGGGAGGTGGGATGCCATGCGATTGACAGGCCAACCAACGACAGCGCTGGGCAACGCAATAACCAACCTCATAGTGCACAACAGATTTATGTATCGCAATAGGACGAAAATAGAATTGATGGCAGTGTTGGGGGATGACAACATAATTTTGGCAAACAGTGTCTTGGATGTGAAAAGTCACGGAAGTGAGACCAAAGCACTGTACAACATGGTATGCAAAGTGTACCAAAAAGGTGCAGCCGCAGAATTTCTGTCCATGATAGTTGCCGTGACCGAGTGGGGCACTGTTTTAGTGCCAAACTTTAAGAGGCTAAGGCACCGCTATAGTGTAACGAATTACACATTTTCCAATGAAGAGCGACAAGACAAGTTGAAAGAAAGAGCTACAAGTTACGCCCTAATGTTGGGTAACAATAAGCAAGCCAAAGAACTTTTGGCCAGTATCAACCCAAAAATTAAGCCAGTAGATTGGTTTGACTACAGTGTTGCCATAGCAGCCAACAGTGAGTTGCACCAAGAAGGTAGCGATGAAACGGAGGCACACATATCAGTATTGTTGAACATGATGATGGCGCCGTGTCAGCAAGTAACCGCTTCACTTTTCTCCAACCAATTGAAGTGAGCAGTCACTTTAGCTGCGAGTGCAC